AGTTAAGAAAGGAACATTCTCATGAATCCATCCATTCCCGCTTCGAAAGCCAGCTTTTCCAGCGCTACCTTCTCGTTTAATGCGCTTCTGTCGGATGGCCGCGGCGTGGTGTCGCGCTCCGGCACGATTGCTGCCGGTATCGGCGTCGTCGCTCGCGGAACGATTGTCAAATACGATCCCGCGACCGGCAATATCACCATCCCTGTCACGGTCACCGATTGCAACGCGATTCTATCCAACGATTACGACAGCACTGCTGGTGCCGTCCCGGCCAATGTGTACATGACCGGCAAATTCAAAGCCAACGCCATCGTCTGGCCGGGAGCGCTCGGTCATGGCGTCGTTACCGATCAGCTCCGCGATTACGGAATTTACATCGAATCCGTCGTCGATACGCCAGGGACACTGGTTAAAACCACCGATGAACCGCCGGTCAGGGAGAACACCATCAGGACCGGAGAGCCGCCACCACCCGAGTCAGCGTTGCATCATCCCAAGACGCACTCCAAACCCTAAACCTTTTAGCCCTGAACCGATGCGACCCGGCGACATCGCGCGGAGCAGGCAACCAACGAAACAGGAGAACACATGGCTGATTTATTTTCGACCGATGTGCTCACTCGGGTTGTCGCCAGCCTGATCGGGAATCCGCAATTCCTGGTGGATCGCTATTTCCCGATCACGCAGACCGAGACGAGCGAGCAGATTCATTTCGACGTGGTCCCAGGTAAACGGCGGATCGCGCCTTTCGTATCGCCGCTGGTGGAAGGGCAGATCGTGGAGAACCTGGGCTATACGACCAATACGATTACGCCCGCTTATGTCAAGGACAAGCGCGTATTCGATGCCAACAAGCCCCTCAAACGCGCTCCCGGCGAGCAGATCGGGGGCACCATGTCGCCGATGGACCGCCAGCGGGCGCTCCTCGCCACCAGCTTACAAGACCAGCTCGACATGCTACGGCGGCGCCAGGAAGTGATGGCGGGCGAGATCCTCACCACGGGGAAATCCACCATCACGGGCGATAAGTATCCCACCGTGGTGCTCGATTTCCTGCGCTCGGCGGGGAATACGATCACGGCTTCCACGCTCTGGAGCGTCACCACCTCTACGCCGCTCAACGATCTTCAGGACTGGTCCCAGATCGTCCTCCAGCAGACCGGCGCGATGCTCACCGACGTGATCATGACGGTGGACGTGTGGAAGGTCTTCAAATCCAACACCAGTATCACGAATTACCTCAATTTGTGGCGCACCTGGACTCAACCGCCTTCCATGACCGGGGTGGCGCAGATGACCGAGGGCGGCGTCTACATGGGCGAAATCGGCGGCTTCAATATCTATGTTTACAGCGGCTGGTATGTCGATCCATCCAGCGGCACAGAGCTACCGATCCTGCCGGCCGGTACCTGCATTCTCACCAGCGCGGCTCTGGAAGGCGTGAAAGCCTACGGCGCGATCCGCGACGAGGAAGCGGGGCTTCAGGCGACGCCGTATTACGTCAAGAGCTGGATCGAGCAAGATCCGAGTGTCCGCTTCGTGATGCTCCAGTCCGCTCCGATCCTGTTCCCATATCGGCCCAACGCCAGCTTCAAGGCCAAGGTGCTCTAAAGGGATCGTCGCCGACCCCGAGGAGGATGGTTTCCCGCGCTATGAGCCGCAGCCTGTAGCGCGGGAGCCGGAAAAGAACATGCCGACCAGCTTTGAAACCGATCTCGTTCCAATGGAATGGGCAGACATGCTCCCGGTCTTCGGGATCACCGTCAGTTACTATCCGCAAGCCGGAGGGGGCCCATTTACCATCGATGGGATCTGGAAAGAGGGCGTCGAGGACGAGCCGACCAGTCCCGGAACGTATTCGCACATCTGGATCCGGAACGCGGAACTCGCGGTGACGCCGGTCAAAGGCGACACGCTGGTGAGCCAATCGAGCGTCACCTATCAGGTGGATCGCGTCGATGCGACCGCCGTGGGCCTTTCGAAACTGATTCTCAAGGAGAAGGACTGATGCCCATCCCCGGTTTCGGAGCCATGCTGGGAAGCTACCGCGCCCAGCTCAAGGTTTCCATCAAGCGCTCGGGACGGCTCAAGCCGCCCGTATTCACCGATTACGAGCTGGCGCGGATCGGTAAGATCGTCGTCCAGAATCAAAAGGCGCGCTGGGCCATGGGCATCAACGCTAACGGGATGAAGGCCAAGCCGCTCAACCGCCGTTACTATTTCGTCAAAAAAGCCTTCCGCCACATCCCCGATCCCATCCGCGACAACGAAATGACCGGCGATCTCAAGCAGAATTTCCAGCTCCGGAAAGCCGGGAATATGACCATCCGGGCCCAACCCTCGGCGCGATTACCGCGCCAAAAGGCGCTGCGCGCGGAACAATACGAGGAAATGATCGGATTTTCGCCACCGGAGATCGCTATTGTGGGCGCGGAGTTCGCGGCTCTGACGGTCAAATACTCCAAAGCTGCATGGCAAGCGATGGGACTTATGCCCTAAATGGTCGATTACATTCAGCTCGTGAACACGCTGACCACCACGCTCCGGACGATCCCGGAGCTGGTCCAGGAGCTACCCAACGCCGACCCCAACCGGATCGTGGCCTACATCGACCGAAACCCCGTCATGAACACGCTGACCAACACCATTTACGAAATGAAATCGGGCATAATCCTGGTGACCTGGGAAGCGACCCGCATCAACGACCAGGAAAACGATGCGGGGATGTGGGTCCACAAGCTGATCGTCTATTGCCGTTCCGATACGGGTAAAAGCGCCCTCGACATGGTCAAGCTGGTGATCGATGGCATACCCAACCCGGGCGACGGCCAGCGCTGGCGGAATTGCGCGATTATGGCTGGCGTTTTACCAGTCAAGATTACCGAAGCGCTCCGGACGCCGGATCGCGAAGGTATCGATTTCTACCCCGTTGAAATGGAATTCAAGGAAACAGGAGATGCATAGTCATGGCTTCTTGTCCAGCGAATGTACGTGAAACTAAAATCGCCTTCGGTAAAAAGCCGCAAACCGATCTGGTTACGGCCAACCTCAGCGCCGATTTGTGGAGTCTCACCAAAACCAACACGGCGCTGATGGAGGTGACGCTCGCGACCGAAACCGATGCGCAGGATATCGGAAAGGGCGACGAGTTCGCCAACCAGGTATTTAAGACCAGCGCATCCACGGCGGTGCCGCTCGAAAAATACAGCACCTCCGAATTCGCGGCGTGGCTGTTTTGCTTCGGCCTGGGTCACGGCACCAAGACTATAGCCGGGACCGGATTCAGATACGATGCGATCCCCCAAGATCCCAGCACGCAATGCATAGCCCTTCCATCCTTCACCTACGTGGAGCAGATCCGGACGGGAGCCAATGCCGTGATCGACCGCGCTGGCGTGGGCATGGTGGTCAACGATTTTACGCTGTCGATGGCATCCGGTCCGGGCCGCGCCAATTGTAGACTTACCGCCAACTTTGTCGGCACCGGAAACGTGCTAAACCCCTCGGGACTGACCATCCCCACGCTCACTCCGGAGCATTTACTCAACGCCAATGGGGTGACGGTCCTCAACATCAACGGGATCGATTACTTCCTGGGCGGCGATTTCAACTCGCTCGAATACCGCTGGAATAACAACGTCCGGTTGGATTCGGGCTATTATCCCGGCTCAGGCACAGATAACGGCTTCGGGATTCGCGGCCGGATGGAGTTTGGCACCCGCGAGACCACGCTGACGTTCGTGGCGCGCGCGGAAAAAGGCTCCCCGGAGTTCAACAACCTCCTCAATCTTACGGAGGCACCCACCACCATTACCGTTCAGGGCGCGGCGTTCGGCCCCAATTTCCACATCATGAATCTGTCATTCCCGCGAACGATTCTCACCTCGCATGTCGTAGCCGATGCGGACGGTATCGTCACCGTGAACTGCGGCGTCGGCATTCTCAAGCCCACCGACGGTGTAACGCCGCTCTGCACCCTAAGCTCAACCACCACGACCGATGCGATTTTCGGTCTCTAAAACGAAAGGATCAAATCAGGCGACAAACATGGATGAACCCGAAGAAGTAGTGGAATCGACCCCCACGGCTCCCGATCCGGATGAGCCGCGGCTATTCGATGTAGCCCAGGATTTCAATAAAATCCCGGCCAGAACCCCGGAAGGCGCACCCATAGAGGTGGCCGTAAGCTTCCCCACCGATGCCCAGTGGGTGGAGCGGAAGCGGAAGACGCGCATACTCCATCAGCAGCTCGGCCGCGGCTACACCAAAACGCAGTCGCTCGCCGACCCCAAGACGGATCTCAAGATTTACGAGGCGATCCGCCGTAACGGCGCGGAATCTCTGGACGGCGATGAAGCGGGAATCCTTCTGGACCGGCTTCAAAAAGCCGATACCATCGAGGTCACCTGGGATGGGTCCGGCGCGGTGGTTTTACTGTCCGTGCCGCATGGGATCACCGTCAGCCATACTTTTACCGCCGTGCCGAACGCCAAACAGGTGCGGAAACTGCGCGAAGAGTCGGCGGTGCTCCGGCAGCTCCCCAATAACACCATCGAAACCAAGCTCCACCTCGATGCGGGCGTGAGATTGTGGCAAAAATGCGGCGGCGCCAGCCAGAGCTATCTGAATGGCATCATCCCCGCGCTCCACAAGGATGCGGCGATTCGGGCCGTGATTACCAAGCACGATGAGGAAATGGAAGCTGCGTTCCAGGAATCCGAAGATTTTTAGCCAGCGGCGACTGGCCGGACCAGCCCTCGCCGCGCTACATCATCTACCGCATTTTCCGGCGCGATTTGCTATGCCCCAAACCCTGGAACTGTCCCGATGTGCAAATCCTGGACGAGGAACTGAACGAAGCCTCCGCGCCGTGTCCGGAGTGTCCGCTGGTACGCCTGGACGAGTATCTGACTACCGATTCGGGCCGCTGGATCATGGCCGTGATGGATCTGGATTTTGCCATCCAGAACGGCTTTACGGTGACGCTGGACGAGGTGAGTTACCGCGAATTCATGCTGCTGAAGCTCGTCATCATGGAACGCGCCCGCTGGGAGCGGGAGCAGCAGGAAGCGGAGATCGAGAAGGCTAGACGTGGCCGTCAATAATATCGCGATCCAGATCATTGTCCAGGCCCAACAAGCCCAGCAGCAGGTTAATAGCTTCAATCAAGCTCTGGGACAGATGGGTCCGGCGGCGGCCAGAGCCAGTAGTCAAGCCACCGCCGGTATTAGCTCCGTCACGGTCGCTCTGAATGAGACTACCCGCGCATTCGGTCAATTTACATCCGCGCTCGCGGGTCTAGCTCTTTTTGAGCTGGGTAAGAAAATGATGGAGGCCGGGGATGCGATCTCGCGCGTAGGGATCGGCTTCAAAGCCATGACCGGATCGGGCGCGATGGCTGTCCAGGTCATGAGCGAGCTGCGGGATATCGCCAAGGAAACGCCCTTTGCCTTCACCGATATCGCCGAGGGCGCTCGCCGGCTCCAGGCGTTCGGTTTCGCGACCCGCGAGATTCCGGGCGATATCGAGGCCATCGCCAAGGCGGTTAAGACCATCGGAGGCGGAACGGAGGAAATTGACAGCATTACCCATGCGCTGGGTATTATGCGCGAAAAGGGCGTAGCTCAAGCCCAGCAGCTATTCCGTACGCTCGCGGCTCAGGGTATCGATGTCATGAGTTTCATCCGTAAGCGCATCGAGGAGGATTACGGTCAAATTCTGGATGACAAGCAGATTCGCAATCTGATTCAAAAGGGCCGGTTGGGCGGGGAGCAGACCGCTGAGGCGATCCTCGAAGGAATCAAAAAGATCCCCGATTCCTCGAAAGAAATGATGGATCTCACATCCTCCCACCTGCAAAAGCTTCGGGACGAGTTCGGGTTTCTATCGAAGAAAATCAACGAAGATACGCGGCCGACCGTTAACAAAGGCCTCGACAGTATAACCCGCGGCATGCAATCGCTGGAGGAGCATGCGGGCGCCCGTAAGACCGTGGAATGGGCCAGCGTAATCGTTACGGCTATCGGCGGGATATTAACCACCTGGCGCTTGTTCGAGGCGCTAAAAATTTCCCAGCGCATTACCACCGTCACGGATGCTCTGGGGCCGATGGCAGAGGCTATTGGCGGCGTATCCGGAGCCATCATGATTTTAGTGGGCGCGATCACAGCGGCAGCCACCGCCTGGGGATTGTGGGAAATGATCGGCCCCACCGGCCAGAAACACATCGAGGACAGTTTCGGCGCTGCTGCAAGGAACATCAAAAAGGCTTACGGCGATATCTTCGATACGCTCGAAAAAGCTGGTAAAGCTGGTCTAAAGCATTACCTGCCGGAATCCGGCGTCCAAACCCTACGAGGATTAAGACCGGTTCCCGGCGTCCCGATGCCATCGGGAGCCTTATTGCCGCAAGCGCCCACCAACGCGGATCTGGAGCGCGACAAAGCTAACCGGGAGGCGCGCAAGAAGATCCTCGAAGAGGATGAAGCTCTGGCGCGGAGCCAAGCTGAGGCCGCCGAATCGATCCTGGCGCGAGCCCAGGAGCAAGCTACGCGCGGTCTGCCGGCCATCGAGATCCGTTTCGCTCACACCATCAAGACCATGCAGGACGCGGCGAAGGAAGCTCTTACCCAGGTGGCTCCGGATACGCTCGCCAACCTTGCCAAGGCCAAGACTATCGAGATCGACACCTTCATCACGGAGCAGGAGCGCAAATCGCGGGAGGCGCGGCTCCAGGAAGAGAAACGCTACTGGGAAGATCAACTGGAGCTGGCCAAATACGCCACTCGGGTCGAATCCGAGATGGCGCTGGCAGTCGTCCAGGATACCTCCGACAAACAAGCCCAGGCTCAGATCAACCAGCTCGCAATCATCCAACGCGGCGCGGACGAGGAGCGCCGGATTCGCCTCGAAATCGCGGATCGGAACTACAAAATCGCCAAAGAAAAGACGGATATCTTAATCCAGGACCAGCTCCGGACGGCGACCGGGAATATGGCCCAGATCTGGCATATTCACCAGTTGGAGCTGGATCTGAGAGCGCGGGACGATGCCGATTACACTCGCGAGCGAGCCAAAGCCGATATCGATTCGGCGCGGATAGTCGCTGAGGCGCGAGCGGAAATCACCAAGCAAGCGGCTCAGCAGACCTCCGAATATCTCAAATCCATCCGGGAGGATGAGCGCCAAGCGGCTGTCGCCTCGGCCGAGCGCCAGATCGCCATCGGCCGGTTGATATACGAAAACGGCGAGGCGCAGACTGCCCGCCAAAAGATCGCGGGGATTGAAGCGGCCGCGCAATACGACATCGCCGCTGTGGATCGGGTCGCCAAGATCAAAGCTGACAATGCTTACGAGGTTGCGCTGGATGAATACAACAGCAAGATCAGGCTCGAAAAATCTTTCAACAAGGATGCGCTCGCACTCAGCGAACAGGGTAAGGATGAAGAGGCTCGCTACGCCTGGGATATGGCGCAGCAGCAGTACGAACTCGCGGTAGCGATCCAGAGAAAGTTTTACACCAACGACGTGATCGCCGCGCAGGAAGCCACCGATCAAAAAACGATGCTCGCGCTCCGCGCGCAAAAGGAAATGAACGATGCGTGGCTCGCGGAACAGCGCCAGATATTCGAGAAATTCGAGTCTGGCGTGGGCCACGTGTTCGATGCCCTGTTCGAGCGCGGGAAGAGCTTCTGGAAGCGCATCAGCGACATGGCGTTCGATGCCAGCAAACAGGCGCTCAAGGCTCTCGTGGTCCCGGTCGTATCCGCGCAACTGATGAGCGCGATGGGGATGCCGGTGACACTCGAGTCGCGCGGCGATTTCGGGTCCGGAGCGTTCGCTCAGGTAGCGGCTCTGTTCACCAAGCATCCCGTATTCCAGAACCTTCCCAAGAGCAAGCTCGAACAGGCCGGCCACCTGGGCGATGCCACGGTGACGCCAGATGGCAAGGTTCGCGTCCAGATCGATGCCGTGAACTTACCGCGCGGCGGTCCGATGATGCCCCCACGCATGCCATTCGTGGCACCACCCTCCGGAGGAGGAGGTGGCGGATTTACGTTGCCCTTTATACCGCCGATGCCGATGATCCCGCCACCCGAAGCCGTACAAGCCGGAGCGGTCGGGACCGTGTTCAGGGCGGAAGGCGGCGGCGAGCCGGTTTACACTTACTCGACTTATCCCGGCTACACCTCGACCGGAGGGTATATCGGTGGCGGCGGCGGTGGTGGTGGTGGCGGGAGCTGGGGATCGGGCGGGTATGGCGGCGCGGGTTTAGGAGGGATTCTTTCATCTGTTGGCGGCGCTACTGGTGGCGCTAGCGGCGCTCAATTGGGCACTCTGGCGAGCCTCGCCAACATGCCGCTGCTTCCGCAGAATGCGCCGCAGATGATGCAGATGATGGGCACCTTGAAATCGCTCAAGGGATTGGGCGGCGGATTAAGCGGGCTGGGAAGCGGTTTGGCTGGTTTAATCGGTCCCGCTGCGGTAGTCGGCGGCATCGCGGGTATCAAGGGCGGCTTCGATTTAGCACGCTGGGCGCAACGTCAAACCGGTTCACGCAAGGCTTTGGGCGCTGCTGGGGCGATTGGATTGGGCGCATTCTCGGGCGTCATCGGGATGCTCGGATTAGCCGCCATGTTCCCCGAATTGCTGGTGCCATTCTTGGCCGCCGGACCCATCGGCTGGATCGCCGCGGCTGGGGTGGGAGCGGCTATCGCTATCATTGGCCTGTTAAAAAAATCCGATACGGCACATGCCCGCGATCTCGTGAAGCAGATGTATGGGATCGACATCCGGAACCAGCAAGTCCTGGCCGAGATCGTCCAGATCGCCAAGCAGAAGTACGGCGGCGCGATCTCCATAGCGGTCGCTTCCCCGGAGGTCCAGCAGCTCGTTAACCTCTACGCCGCTACGCAGGGGATGGGTGTCGTCGGCCCACGCCCGATGTATCCCGCGACGCTGGCGCAATCCGCTGGAGGTCTCCAGCTCCAGCCCACCTACTCCAACGGGCAGCTCGTCTCGAGTCCCTACGCCGGGACCACCACGCAGCAATGGGCTACCGCCGGTATGCTTCAGAACGCCCTATCCCAGAATCTTTTGGTTCAGCTCGATCCCCACGCCGCTTCCCAACTGTTCGCGGGCCAGGTGGTGAACGTCATCAATGGAAACCCGACGGTAGTCGGCAATGCCAACACATCTTCGATTACCACCGGGAATAACCGGACCGCGCAGCTCGGCGGCCTGCTCGAACCAGCCACGGTACATGCCTAGTAACGTAGCCCAAGCGACGCCGACCGATGTGATGCCGCGCATCATCTGCGTAGCGCTCAACGAACAACTTCGCTGGGAATCCCTCGTCAACCAGGACTATGCGGATGGATCGAGCGACCGGGTATCCCTGGTGACGGAAAGCCGGAGCTTCTTTAAGATCACCGGAAGATTGCCGCCCACGGTATGGCAAGCGCTGCGGAATTTCTACATCGCGCACGTCGGCGCCGCCTTTTACTTTTACCTGCTGCGTGAAACCGTCCCGCCTTATAGCTATGACGGAACGGGAGCCGCTATAAACGGGCGTTATGTGGTGGTGTTCGATGGAGGATTGAGTGAAAACTACACCGGTCCAGGCGCTCCGAAAACGGACATAACGACGAATCCGACTCACGCGACCGGAATGGCCCTGGTCAATTTCGCGCTTCGGGAGGTGGAATGAAAATCCTGCATATACCGGATGTCGCGGGCAACAACACGGTAAAGACGATCGCCAGTATGTTCGCATCGGCTGGCGTCCCGTTACCGCCCGGTAACCTCGTCAAATGGGTGCGCATCGTCGAAATTTCGACCGGCACTACCAATACGCGAGTGGGGAATTCCGACGTTTCCGCCACCAACGGCATGACGCTCAATATCTCAGCGGATGGATTGTATTTGCCCGCCGTACCGGGTTATGCCGCAGATTCACTGTACGACCTGAATGAGATTTTTATCTATCATGCCACTGGCGACACGATTTCCATCGGCGTGGGCGTGTGGGATTTTGACAAAACGCCCATTCCCTACAAGTGACCTATGGCGGATTCCATTGGCGGCATCACCATCACCGATCCGCCGGTCATCGCGGCGTTCCCGGTCACCGTCGATTACGGCGGCGGCTTGGACTACAACCCCGATGTTTCCGTCCACGTCTTCGATGCGCCGGATTTGAAGACCGAGCAACGCTTCGTGATGGGTTCCGGCTCGCGGCGTCTCCGGGTCCGGCGCGATCACTTGAACAAGGACGAGTACAGTTTGCTAAAGAATCACTGGCTCCAGGCGCAAGGCCAGTACGCTTCGTTTCCCGTCGCGGTACTCGGTCCCACCGGGATGGAAACCTGGAATTGCCGCTACGAAAACCCGACTCTCGCATTCGACCAGCTCGCCGGGATGCTGACGGGAGATCCCGGTCTCACGCTGCTGGTACTTCCGGATGCGCTGCCGCCTTACACATCCGTGGGATCAGCGGTACGGTTTCCGGTGTCGAGTAGCCAGTTCACGGCTCAGACGCAGCACATCTACCCACTGGTGACCATCCAGGATCAGGAGCGCAAATCGGATGGCACGCTCAAGAATCCGCCCAACTATTTCTCCAATCAGCGGGTGACCATCGACGGTATCACCTACTTACCGCGCTTACTCACCTGGAGCGGGATCACGCAGACCATCTCGGAAGCATCGGACTCGGCCAGCTTCACCTTCGGCAACGCGGACGATGTCTTCATGGAGTGGGGCAATCAGACCGATCTCTACCGCGCCGTGGTGCAGTTCTCGATCTATCACGCCGAATCCGGCTACCTGATCTACATCTGGGGCGGCTATGCGCGGCCCTGGAGCCTGGATACCTCGGGACGGTTCGTATTACCATGTTCTTCGGGAACCTTCGAGCTGACGCTCGGCTATCCCACAAAATCCGTCACCCGCTGGTGCTGGAAAGTCTACAAGGGCCGCCATTGCCCGTCCACGGCGAGCTTCCCGGATTGTCCCAAGGATTACAACTCCTGCGTCGCCCGAGGTGTGCCCACCAGCTTCGGCGGCGTGATCCTGCCACAACAAGGCATTCGCGTCAGAGATTCGACTACGGGTGTAATGGGCTGGGGCCGCTCCTGGCTGACTAGCGTCACTATCTCCAACGATACCCTCTACCAGAACATGGTGCCCGAAATCTGGACCGATGAAACCATGCCCATCGCCGCGCCCATCATCGGCGGGCGCGACGAGGACAAATTTTTCGCCGCGATTGGTCTGGTCTCGGATGGCCCCATCGGCGGCTACAATGCCAATCTCTGGTTCCAGAAGCTCGACAGCGCGGTCCCTTTCGATCCCTTGCGCGGTATCGGATTCCGCGGCGTGCCGGGTAACGATCCGGCTAATGCGAGTTACGATTTCTTGCAAATCAGTCAAGATCCCTGGAATCAGGTACCACCCAACTCGACCTATGCGGCTGGATTGGCCTTCGCCGAGATTCGCCGAACCGATGCGCCCGGTCTCCAACTCGCGCCCATCACCGATCACCAGATGGAGGTCAGCGTCACCCAAGGTATCGGCGGGTGGGTCTGGGATTCTCCGGGTAACCGCCGCTGGGTGACTGGCTTGTCCAATACGGCGTGGGTGGCGATCAACGTCTATCTTCGCGGCCGGGGACTGCGCGTCGAGCCAGCCAACGCAGTGCTCGTTCCGACAGCGACGATGGAGCAATACTTCGATGTCAATCAGGCCGTCGCGGTGGCCGCGATCTGCGACCTCGTCGTGGGTAAAGTATTGCCTGCGCCGGTTTGGATTCAAGAAGCGGTTGCGCCGGGAACCGCTACCGTTACGCCCACCGATATTACGCCTATCAAGGCTGGCGAATTGCTGTTGATCGATACCGGAGCTAACCAGGAAACAGTCACGGTAACTTCCGTGAGCGGTAATCAGTTCACCGCGACATTCGCTAAAAGCCATCCCGCCAATACCATCTGCGCCATCGCGGAAACGCAATTCCCGTTTCGCGGAATCCTCAAGGAGCGTAAGCCGCTCAAGGACTGGCTCACCGAGATCATGAAGTGCTGCAACGGCTTTTGGACCTACGTGAACGGTAAGCTGTGGCTGGGTATCCGCGAGAATGCGAGCGTGGGAACGGATAACGCTTTCACGCAAGCCCATGTAAAGTTCAAATCGCTCCAGATCACGCCGCTCGCGCCCCAATTCAACTGGCTGGACGTGCAATTCGGCGACGAAGAATTCAACTGGGCCCTGAATAAAGTCAGCTATTACGACATCGACCATGCCAAGAAGGTCGGCTCGCCCGAGTCGCCGCAGTACATGCAATCGACGATGACACTGGTGGGCGCGAGTAATCTGAGTCAAGCGTCACGATGCGCGGTAACCCGCTGCCGCGAGGAAACTGGCGGTATTGTGCTGAGTAGCGGAGTCGATCAGCAGGCCAAGGCGCGCAATTTCGCGTTCTCGACTACCGTACTATCGCTGCGAACGCTGGTCGGGGATGTGATCTCGCTCACGCATCCCAAGATGCCGGGAGGTATCGGTAAGGGGCGCGTCCAAAGCTGGACGCTCAATCCCGATTTCTCCATCGACATTATGGCCACCTGCGTCACCGATGAAATGTACGACCTCGACATGGGTCCAAAGCCCGCCGATGTCGCGCCGCCAGCGCTGCCAGTGCATGCCATTCAGTGGGCGCAGGGCATGGCCTGGATGCCGGGTTACCTCGCGCCCATCGCCAGTGATCCGCTGTATCCCGATCCCGTGGAGCGCAGCTTCGAGCTATGGCAGGATTACACGTTGGCCCGCGACGGCTCCTGGTCGCCCGCGGTGTGGGTCCAGGGTAAGCTGATGGTGAATCAGACCGTCTCGATTTACGCGCCGCGCATCTCCGACGTGAAGCTCCAATCCGGCGGCACGCTCTCCGGAGGCCAGACGATTTATTTTTGCCTCACCGCGCAGGATAGCAATCACTATCCCTCGAAGCCTTCCAATCTGGGCATTATCGGGATTCCGACCGGCCTCACCAATCAGGGAATCGTGTTGAGCTTCCTGCCGCCCATCTCAGGAATATGGTCGTACTGGGCGCTCTATGCCGGTACCGACCGGCGCGTGATGGCCTACCAGGATGGCGCGGCGGGCAATATCCCGCTCACCTACACCTTCAACGGGCCGCTGCATCCCTACACCTACGGTTTGCCCTCGCCAGCCGCGCAGTGGGTGCAAGTGGGCGTCAAACACATCATCCATTCGGGCATCGCGGGCATGGTGGTGACTGGCGTTCCGGCCAATAATCAGATTCAGTGCGACGAGTTTAAAACCTCGACCGATAACTGGGTGGGCCGCATCGTGAGCGCCATCGCGGATCAATCCACCGGCTACGCTCCGCTGCTCAACTACACCATCACCGCGTTTGATGCGCCTAGCGGCACGATCACCGTGAGTCCCAACTGCGTGATCGCGGGCCAGCCCGAGCAATCGGTAGAAGTAAATGACGTGCTGATCGTGCGCAGTATCGCTCAAACGGTGGTCAACAATACCGATGGAAGCCAGACCATCACCGATCCGATGTGGAACAACTTCGTGTCGCGGAACCAGTTCAACTCACCCGGCCTCGCGGTCAATGCCGAGGTCACCAATATCCTGCGCGTGCTGCGCGGCGCGGGTCAAGGCCAAACGGCGATCATCATTGCCAACGACGCGACCTC